CTGGGCATCCTAGTCGCTCGCTAGACCGGAGCCGCCCCGCGAGCGCAGGGGTGCGTCCTTCACATTCCGTGAAGGGTGGGGGCGGCTCCTCTAAATGAAACGCCCCAGGCTAGATCCTTGATCGGCCTGGGGCGTTTCCCCCTATCCCCTCCCCATCTCTACTAGTATCGCCAGTACCTCTACCGCAGCTCTCGACCATCGACGGTCGATTACCTAGAAGGGCAGTCTCCAATGCCAAAAGAACCGCAGCCTCTCGACGTTCACCAGCAGGAATTGATCAACATTGTGAGGGTCGCCCACGCCAACCTCGCCATCGCTCGCAAGACGAAGGTGAGCGAGATGCGCCGTCGGATGAACGAGGCTCGCTCCCGTCTAGAGACAGAGCTTGAGCGCGCGATCGAGGCCGAAGAGGTTCGCATTCGCATCGCTCTCGACTCCGAGGTGGCGCACCACGAAGCAGCCCTCGACGACGCGCTGATCGCGACCTATGAGCACAACGTCCCCATTCGGCGCATCGCCCTCGACGGTTTCGGAAACCGATACGACGGCGGCGTCCAGCAGCTCCTCCGCGCACTGCGTGAAGATGGTCGCCTCGGCAACCGCATCAACTACCAGCGCAACACCTCCGAGGCCAATGCAGCCACCGAGACTGCCTTCCCTCAGATTCTCGACGTGCAGGCGATCCTCGCCGAGTCGACCACCCTCCAGCCGCCGATGTTCTCTCCTCTCGACAAGCCGCTCGTGCTCGTCGAGCCGGACGAGAATGGCCTGAACGGCATCGTCGTCAACGCCGTCAAGCTCACGATGGACTCCCGCGATCCGTGGTTCCAGAGCATCGAGAAGAATGCTCGCGCGAACACTCGCTACCGCCGCGCCACGACCTGCACGCTGTACCTGAACCCCGCAAGCGGCGTTCTCACCGCTCACGAGTCTAGGGAGACCGGCGAGACGCTATGGGATCACCCCGTAGCTCGATGGGTAAAGGACCACCCCGAGGCAGCACTGGAGGGCTACATGACCGCTCGACTTCATGCCATCCCCGTGGGACCGCCCTTCTCGGAGAAGGACATCCAGGAAGTCGCGACCCTGGGAGAACAGCTCGGCATCAACACCGACGCTGAGTGATGGACAACGTCACCAAGGCCCTCGCCCTTGCACGGCTAGGGATCAAGGTCTTCCCCGTCGCCACGGCAACTCGCGCGCCACTGCTCTCCAGCAAGGACGGTGGCCGCGGGTTCTACGACGCGACGTGCGATGACTTCGAACTGATCGCAACATGGTTCACCATCGACTTCCCCCGAGAGGATACCGTCGAGGTGGGCTACTGGGCTGGAGGCTCCGACCTCTTCGTCCTCGACCTCGACCGGAACAAGCCGAACGGCAAGGACGGATTCAAGTCCATCGCCGCTCGTGGACTCGACACCGATCTCGGAAACACGCATGCCTACCCGACCAAGTCGGGCGGCGAGCACCGCGTGTTCCAGACCGACCGCCTCGACCTGACACTGTCCCGCGACTACGACGGGCTGGAGGGCGTTGACGTTCGTGCCGGTGGCTCCTACGCCGTGTGGTGGGCCGACGAGGTCCCCACGAGCCGCGACGTTTTCAGCACCGACATCCCTGAGTGGATGACCAAAGTCACCGAGGCGGCAGAGTTTGCCGGAGCCGGATTCGAGAGCACGAGGAGCGAGCCTGCCGCATTTGTCGGCGAGGGCTTCTCCGGCAGCGTGCAGGATTGGCTCGACGCCATTCCCGACGATGATGTCATGCCCTCCGGCAAGGTGCGAGACCTTATCGTCCGCATCCCCGAGAGCGACTTCGGTCATCACGAGATGGTCGAACTCGCGTGGGCCGCAGTGCGCCTGGGGTCGGAGCGTGAGACCGGGATCAAGATGGCCCTCAACAAGCTCCGCGCCGCGTGGCTTCGCGAGCCCTATGACACCCCGGAGTACCGCCGTGACTTCGACCTGGCACTACGAGGAGCGATCAAGAAGGGTGGTCGGGTCCAGAACCCCGCTCCCCCGAACATGCCACTCGTTACCGCCATGGCCAGGGCCGATGCCCTTGGCGTGGGAACGGACATGCGCGCAATTGAGCACGCGGTAACGGGGTCATATACGGAGATCGACTTCGCGCGCGCGCGGCGTGAGATGTTCAAGATTGCCGCTAGTGCCGGGCTGACGCCCTCCGAGGCCCTGGGGATCGTCACCAACTCAAAGCCGTTCAAGAGGTCTGTGGCAACCATCGACTCCGCCTGGTTCGGGGACGGCGAGCCGGAGTACCACGACAGCGCCGCAGCAGAGGAAGAGTCGGAGGCCGCTGAGCTGGAGAAGATCGAGGAGGAGATCGCAGCAGCCCGCAAGATCACGACCCTCTCCGCGGATGCCGCAGCATTTTCTTTCCTGAATCCTGCCGAGCGTGCTGTGGCAGAGAGCTACGAGTGGTGGGGGAAGGATTACTTGGCCTTCGTGGAAGACCGCTTGCCGCACTACAACAAGCCATACCACGTGAGCGCGATGTGGGCGGCGCTCTCATTGATCGTCAGCCCGTGGGGCAAGCTCAAGGCTCAGGGAGGAGAGCCACAGAACTGCAACCTTTACATTGGTGCCTTCGGGCAGAGCACGTCAGGCAAGTCGGAGTCTCTGAAGTTTGGCGTATCCATGATCGACGCCTTTTATAGCGTGGAGGATGGGCCGATCATCGGTGACATCAACAAGCTGTCTGCGCTTGCCCTGCACCGGATGCTTATCCTGCGCGACGGAAAGCCGAGCTTCGTGTATGGAGACGAGATTCAGTCGTTCTTCCAAGGGGTGCAGACCTCACAGTGGCAGAACGGAATCCTGGGCGACATCTCTAGCCATTACGGCGGCGACGTTACTCCCAAGATAACCCTGAACGACAAGGAGGTCAGCGGAAAGCGTGCTAAGACGCTCTTCACGACATATCTGACCGGCATCGACACTCAGACGCTCGATGCGCTGAGCATCAACCATTGGACCAGCGGACTGCTCTACCGGTTCCTGTGGAGCTTCGGCGAGCCACGCAAGCCGAACACCTTCAAGGTGGAGTTCACCAGCCCGTCTAAGGTCGGATACAAGGAGCAGTTCGAGGATTGGGCGAGGGAGTTCCGTCGCCTTCAGTCGTGGCAAGAGATGAAGTGGGGTCCAGATCGTGAAGTCGATTGGGATGCCGACGCTCACGCACGGATAAACGAGTTCACTCGTCAGATCGACGATGCCGTCCGGTCGTCGCCGATTTATGACGAAGTGTACGTCTCCGCCAACGTTCGATTCCTCACCTCGATCCTGAAGTGCGCAACGCTGATCGCGCTTTCTCAGGCAGCTGAGAAGGTGTCATTGGAGCACGTGCTCGTCGCTATTCACTACGCCGGGCCGTGGCACCGCAGCATGGTGTTGGCGGTTTCGGAAACCGCCAAGGAGCCGTTCGAGCGCGACGTAGAGAAGTGCCTGATCTGGATTCGCCGCAACGCCGTTCGACAGGTGGGCAGAAAGCCATATATCCAGCGCTCTGTGGTCATGAAGGCATTCAAGCCGAACGAGATCGCAGACCGTCTTCTGAGGCAACTCACCGAAGAGGGCGACCTGATCAAAACCGGCGACATATATCAACTATCAGAAGGGTAACGAAGTCATGAGCGACAAAGACAGCGAGCAGCACGCCTTCCCCGAGATACTGGTCCCCACGGATGGTCTCGACCTCCCCTCCGCGGTGGTGCCGCTCAACAGTCGCGGCGTCCCGATGATGCCCGAGATGCGGCACCGCCGTCGCCCCGAGGGTGTGCTCCGATCGTTCTTCCGCGCGATGCGCACCACACTCGATCTGCACGCCGCAGAGCAGCGCACGGGCATCATGCAGGTCGAGGCGGCAGCCATCGAGGAGTGGCATGCTGACCTCGCGAGCGTCACGAGCACTGCGGAGGAACGGCAGAAGGCGCGCGACATGGTCATCATGGTCATGCAGCTTGGCATATCTAGCCCGAAGGAGCTGGAGGAGGCGATCGTCTTCGCCAAGAGGACCTGGGCGCGCGGGATCACCGACAAGGACATCGATCTGATCTGGAGGTACAAGCGCTCATGATCCGCATCGTCCCCGTCCACCCGTGGCCCATGCACCCCAAGGTGGCCGAAGTTCTAGAGACTATCCCGGACATCCGCCTCGTAGAGGCTCTTCCTGGCGGTCCTGGGCCGATCCTGGCCATCAGGAAGGCTCCGCCGTTCGTCTGTGACGCCATCGTCGTCCTGAGCCCGGAGAAGGCGGCACAGGCCGTTGACGTGATCCTGGGCAACGGCATCGAGCTGGTCACCGTGCGCGACGCTCTCGGCACGATGCTGGGGCAGGAGCTTCCTCCCGAGCAGGTCGAAGTGAAGGGGCCACGATTCTCATGACCGAGATCGTCGAAGAGGAAGACACTGCTCCAGCGTTCACCCTCACCAAGCCGATGCATCGTATCGAGCTTGCCGACCTCCCTGCCTCCGCGAAGTCGATCTACAAGGCAGCGAAGGCTCTGGGGTGGAGCGTGCAGTCGTGGCTCAGCGTCGGCGAAGTCGCGCCGGTCCTGTACATCGCCAACACCGAGAAGAACGCCGCGGGCTCCGTGCGGTTCGACGGCTACACGGCACGTACCTTCACGGTCGAGGCGCGAGACCCGCTGATGCCTATCGGCTTCCGCGCGAGCTTCCTCGGCAAGGAGTACTCGAACGGGCGCAAGGGCGTCGGCGGATCATTCGACAGCGCGATGACGGTCGATCCAATCGGCATCCCGCACGTGCTCTCGGCGACCTACAAGGCGATCCCGCAGACGCGCGACAAGTACGAGACCGAGGCATCGATCAACCGCCGGAGAGCAGACGCACAGAAGCTCGCCGACGAGATGGACGCCGCCTACAACGATGGATCAGTCGTCTTCGTCAAGCACAATCTCCTCACCACAACGGGAGCGTTCACCGCCTGGCTTGCCGAATGGCAGTCCTTCATCATCACGGGAAAGAAAACCAATGCCTGAGCTGACTGTCCTCCAACTCGCATCTATCGATGGCCGGGCGTACATCGCGGAGATCAAGTCTCGTCTCCGCGACGACGCGGCATGGGTAATCCTCCTCGATCCGGCACTGCTTGAGCGCACCCGATGGGGCCTGAACCGCATCATCAACAGCCTCGACGAACAGAAAGCTCGCGTGGTCGAATCGGGCACGGGCGATCGGGAGTGGCTGAACCGTGTTGACGGTCTGCGCCGCTTCGCCAAGCGCCGCCTGGACCGGATGACGCTGGATAATCCGCGCATCGAGTCGAACACCAAGCAGACACGGGCCTGGCGCGCGTTCTCCGCCCGGCTGGCGCGTGTTCTGGAGGATTACGACCCGACGGCCCTAGAGGGCATCCAATCGCCCCACGGGGGCCTCAGCGCCGCTGAGTGGCTTGCGGCTCGTGAAGAGAAAAAGGAGATGGCGCGATGACCTACGCACTGGCGATCGATCCTGGCATAGAGAACGGCGCATGCCTGTTCTCGTTCGGCGACGATCAGTCCTTCACGGTCGAGAAGCTGTGGCAGTTCCCGTTCGGCGCACCGGGCCTGGGAGTGTGGATGGACAGCGTGGGGCTCACGGTGGACGAGGACCGACGGAGCATGTTCATCGGCGGTGAGCAGCTAGGGCATCTCGTCGTCGAGAAGTTCACGCCGCGGCCCAGTGAGACGTTCAAGCTGACGCAGAAGGCCGTCGAGCCGCTGCGCGGAGAGGGCGTCATCATCGGCAAGGGGTTCAACCGCTTCATTGAGTGGGCTGAGCCGAGCCAGCAGTACTTCATGGGCAACAGCGAGCTGCCCCTGGATGAAAAGAAGAGGCTGTCCCGCGAGTTTCTGAAACTCAACGGCATCTACCCGACCGGCAAGACCGTCGGTCGGCCTAACGCAGACGACGCGATCAGCGCGACGCTGCACAGCGTTGCGTGGCTACGGCGACAGCGTCATATGCCGACGATCGCGGCGCTATTTGGAGAGAAGGAGTAGAGCATGTATGAACCGAAGATTGACCCCCGAGGCGAGTCCGCTCAAGGCATCGAGGATGTCATCGGCGATCTGGCCCAAACGGTTGGCGAAGTCAACGTGGCAAATGGCTGGGACACAAGCCGAGATATGGCGGCGGACCCGAGACGCTTCGACCCGAGGCACGTCGTCTCTCACCAGATCGCGCAACTCGCGCTGATTGGAACGGAGGTCTCCGAGGCGATCGAGGAGCTGCGCAAGGGGTATGCCATCCACGAGATGCGTTACTCCGGGTCGAAAGATAGCCCCTATGACGAGCGAGAGTCATTCAACTCCGACGGCTCGCCGCGCAAGCCTGAGGGGATTCCGAGCGAGCTTGCAGACATCGTCATTCGCACACTCGACTTCGCTGACGCTTACGGCATCAATCTTGGCGCGGCGATCATCGAGAAGCTGAACCACAATGCCACGCGCGGAAACCGTCACGGAGGTAAGACGATATGAGAACCATCTACAAGTACCAGATCGACCCGCGGATGCCGCTGCCCGTGACGTTCGCGCTACCCAGCAACGCCATCATCGTTCACGTGGCGGCGGAGAGCACCGGCTCCGTCGAGGAGCGCGTCTCCATCTGGATCGAGCACGATCTCGACAGCCCCCGCGAGGAGCGCACGTTCACGCTGGTCGGCACCGGGCACAACATCCCCGCGGGCGCGACCTACGTCGGCACGGCGATCATGCCGCCCTTTGTGCTGCACGTCTACGAGGAGACATCGTGAAGATCAGCAAGCGCAACATCCGGCGCATCCGCCGCGGCATCGCTGACGCACGTCTCAAGATCAGGGTATTCGAGGGGACCGGGAGCTGGCGCTGGTGGTCCCCCAGCTTCGAGCACAAGCTGACAGAGAGCGCCTAGGCTCGCACGCTCAGCGCATGGTCGGCCAAACAGGCACGAGAGAAAAGGGAGGGGCTGGTACTGCGTACCGCCGCCCTCCTCGCCGTGGCGTGGGATCAGGGCAAGCTCGCAAAGGAAGGGGACGAGAACCCCTATGCCGACATTGAGATTTGCAAGCACTGCAAGCACCTGATCCAAAGGGGTACGTATTCGAGAACCTACTATCACCCGACGAGCATCGGTCTTCCTGGTGGCCTCTCGCGCTGCCAGGAAGGGATGACCGAGTACGGCTACAACGCCGAGCCGGTTGGGGACGAGTGCGCCATCCCCTGCCTGGGGACGGTAAAGCCCGATCCGAACGAGAAGGCCGCGCGCTGATGACTGTCGCAGATGTTCGCAAGCTCCACGCTCCGCAGGGCTACGTGAATGCCAAGACGAGGTTCTGCTACGAGTGCAGTACTCCGGCACCGTGCAGGACGATACTGGCGCTGGGCGAAGACCCGCTGGCGACTCCACTCGTTCTGCCGCGGAACCCCAACGGAACACAGCCAGGTGACCCTCGCTTTGCGATTAGGGTCCGGAACGTCTACGGCGAATGCGTCGAGCAGATCGTGGAGGCCAGCTCCCTCGTTGACGCGCTGGAGAAGGCGATGGCTATCCCCTTCGCGGAGTGGGTGGGATCAGAATAGCCAGCAATGTTTCACGTGAAACATAACAAGAGCCCCTGCGATTCCCGGCGCAGGGGCTCTTGTGGTTTCTGGAAACCTAGACCTTGTCGAGGTCGTCTGGGGGTCTAGCCGCGAGAGCGTCAATAACTTCCTGGGGGAAGACCTGCTCAGGGTGCGCGGTGTGAACGGTGCGAGCGAGGGCGCGGAGGCCCGTCCCCACGGTGTAGAACAGGTCCTCGAAGATGCGGTAGAGCTTGTAGTAGTGGCTCGTCTCCGCACGAGCGGCCCGAACCTCCTGCCAACCGTCCTTCTCCGAAGGGAGCTTGTCGACCACTTTGTCGGCAACTTGGTCCTGGCGGTCCTGGCGTCGTCGCCAGATGGTCGCGACGCCGCCGATCGCTGCAATGAGAACACCCCCGACGACTGTCGCGACCGGGCCAAGCCACGAGAGGCTGTCGGTCGTCTCCGCTGCAACGGGGCCGAGAAGATGAAGCGCCTGATCCATTACCTTCCCCCACCCGATGCTCGCTTTATCGCCTTTGACGCAATGAAGCGCGGACGAAAGATGAGCCAGATCATTCGGATGGTGGGATGTATGCCGAGGGCCACGAACCCAGCGCCGACCGCCTGTCGGCTGATGTCAGCATGGCCGTAGCCGAGATAGAGCATGACGAATGCGTAGGTGCCCAGCGTCAGAAAGAGCATGATGGAGCCAACGAGTTCTGTCCGGTTGAACCGCTTGATGACTTTGGTGATCGGCTCCTCGCCTGCGCGCAAAGATCCAATCGCGGCGATGAACCCCCCGACCATGACGACGCTTGACCAGACTGGCGTCCAGCCGTGAGGAGCGGTGATGTCGAAAACGGGAATGCCTGCCGCGAAGGCGCTGGCACCGAAGTAGATCATGCCGACGTAAGTCAGGACGAGGCCGTAGCGATACGCCGCAACCTGGGAGAGAGCCCATCGACCGAACCACGTCTGGGAGCGTGGCGGGGGCTTCGGGCGGTCCCTCCGAGTGGGGCGTCTCCATGTCTGCTCCAGAAGCGCTTCCAGCTCCGGCTGTGGGTTACTCATGGCCCTAATCCTCTCACGCAAGAGGCCCCGAGCGAAACAACTCGGGGCCTCCGTGGTGGTGCGTTAGGGGTTATGCAGCCTTCTCGGCTTCGACCCGTGCGGGGTCGGGACCGAACAGCTTGATCGTCGTGTTCTCGGCGGCAGATTCAGCCGCACCCGTGGGGATCAGAACGCCCTTGTACGCGGCGTTCGAGAGCAGCCAGGCCACGATCCAGTTCACGATGATATTGACCAGCTCGGTCCAGTCGAGCGTTGCCCAGGCATCAGCCACGGCAACGTCGAGGAGCCACGTCAGGATCACACCGATCAGGGTGAGGAGCGCGAGGAGGTACGTCTTGACCTTCGCGCTCGTCAGCTTGACGGTGATCAGCCCGACGAGCTGGGGGAGCGCGAAGAACAGCATGAGCTGGATCAGCGCTACCCACGGCGTATGAAAATCGAAAATAGGAACAGCGTCCATTGTTGTGTCCAATCAGTGAAGGAAGAAGGAAGCGATCGCGGCACCGATGGCGGTGACGAGGGCAATGATGCTGGCGATGATGCCGCCGTTGCCCTTGCCGGGCTCAGGCTTGGGTTCCGGCTTTTCGGGTTCGGGAACCTCCGGCTCCGGTTCTGGCTCCGGCGGGACGACCTCACCCTTGGCGAACAGCTCCTCGACGGACATCCGCGAGTAGTTCGCGTCCACCGTCACGGTGCCGATCTTGGTGCTGGAGCTGAACTGGTGAATGTCCCAGTCGCTCAGCGAGCCCTGGAGGTCCGGCTCGTGATCCGGCTTCCATGCCGAGGTGTTGTCGCCGTAGGCAGCCCACCACCGCTTGACCTGGAGAGCCTGCGTGAGCGGCCACGGCGCGTTGACGCGGGTGAGGTGCGCGGGGAAGTATACCCAGATGCGCGAGTACGGAACGCCCGTGATCTCGTGCAGTCGGGTAACGAACTCCGCAACCTCGGCATCGCGCCAATACGTGCCGTTGTCGTCCAGCATCTCGTTGTCGAGAGCAAGAACGCCGTGGTCATCGTCGAAGTTGACGACGATGCTGGCGAAGAACTCCGCCTGCTCCGCCGGGCTCTTGCCGCGACCGGGCAGGTAGTAGTGTCCGACGTACATCCCCGCCGCCGTGGCCGAGGCGACCTCGTCGGCGTAGTACGGCGACACGTACTCCGGGAGCACGTTCCGACCGCCAGCCTTGACGATAGCGAACTCGACACCCGCCGCCTTCGCCGCGGTGAAGTCAAGCTGAGCCTGACTCGTCGCCACGTCGATGCCGAGGATGCCGGTCAGTGGAGGTGTCTCGGCAAGAACCGATGCCGCCCACCGCTCAATCGCAGCGGAGGTGTTCTCGGCGGGGTAGCCGTCGATCTCCCAGTCGTAGCCGTACTCCGTCGCGAGGGTCTGTACAGCCCTGCCGTAGATCGGACCCGGCTCTCCATCCACCTTGTAGTCGTCGGCGAGGTAGCCATTGTCCTTGAGCCACTGCTGGAACGATCGGACAGAGCCTTCACCGAACTCGCCGTCCACATCAAGCTTGTAGTAGCCGAGCTTGGTGAGCGCCTTCTGCACAGCAAGCTGCGCCGCGGTGGTGAGACCCCAGGCGTAGTCAATGCCGCCGCCAGCGATGTAGATGACGTTGGCACCGTTTGTCGGAGACCAGCCTGCATAGGTGAGGCCGGTTGCGCGAGTGTAGGCCGAGACGGTCGTCACTCCGGCGGTGCCGTTGGGGACCCACTTCTCCGTGACGTGGTACGAACCCATCGTGACGCGCTCCCCGCCGAGGCCAATGGCGACGTGGTTCTGCTTCCAGTAGTGGATCGCACCGGGAGGCGCGGCGCTGGCATCAGGGTTCAGCCAGCCGGACGCCTCGCGCGCGAGATCGGCACTGGAGTACACGACCGGCGCAGAGCCGAAAAGACGGCAGAGCTGATAGACGTATGCCTGGCAGAGCTGGTCCCAGTTGCGGTTGTAGACCTTGTCACCCGGAGCATCCGAGTTCGGATCGTTCAGTGCAGCCTGGAGCTGTGCTTCAGTTGCAGCCATTATCGGCCACCATTCTGAGCCTCAACATCGCCGTCCTGCGTGTCCGGCGTCGGCTCTTCGGGGGCCTTCTTGTCGTTCATGATGCTCTCCTTCATTGTGTGCGGCTTACTTTACTACTCAGGGGGCTCGATCGGCTCAGGATCAGGGACGATGGGTGGCTCGCCATTCTCATCAACCCATGCGAGGAATGCGAGGTACGTTTCGTTTCCGTCTGGAGCGATCGCCCCGAGCGAGGCCGCGTCGATAATGATGCGGTCATCGCCAATGATTCTGTAGAAATATGGTTTGTCCATTACATCTCCGCGTTCACCCAAATAGGCACCGTATTCACTCCGGTGAGGTAGCCCCCTGGGAGGGTTGCCCCACCATTATTCCCGGAGTCATAGTTGAACTTAATCCGGGTGGTCGTAGACCATCCCCCAGCGAGAATCTTTGAGATTAAGCCGCTAGCGTTGGCGGCAAAGAAGTCAAACGGGAGAGCGTTTGGATAGATAGACGATCCCGCCACTACCGTTACGTCTGGAACTCGCCGCATTATTACCGGATGCTTTTCGCCAACAATTTCCCCGTAGCCCAGTGCGACATTGAAATACGTATTCTGAGCGCGCCCCTCCGCCGTCGGGATTGCGTAGAAATATCGCTGACACGCCAAAAGCTCCTCAGCAACGGACGGATGGCGGTATGGTGTTGGCTTGCTGCCGACCTCCAACTGAATCGCCCCCACCGTTCGAGCGCCCCCCACGGCAGCAAACTCCACTACAACATCCGCAGCGCCCGTAAGCGAAACTGCCACTGGCGACGCCGAGAAAGCGGGGGGGGCATCCCCCTCGGAGTACACCCGACCCGTTGCGCCACCAGCCCACGAGAGAACATAGTCTCCCGCTAAAGCGTTGGTTTGCTCAATGCGTTGCTGGATCGCCCCCCCTGCGACGATTGTGACGGACTGCCCCTGTGGAGCTGCGGTGAATGAATAGCTGGTTGCCACAGTGAGGTCTGCGCTCTGGCTGGCTCCCGCAGTGCCCAACCATCGCCCCGTGCCACCGTCGAAGTAGGCGGGATCATCCGTCCCCTCAACGACGAGGCAGGCGGATACGTCGAACCATTGCCCCGAGGAAAGGGTGTTGGTGGTCTGCATGTGAAGGCGAATCCCGTTTGCGCCAGGCTCCACGGTAACAGTTAGCGCAAGCCGAACCCAGGTGTTCGCGGGGATTGGCTGCGTGTATGTGGTGGAAAAGCCGAGCGACGTGCCCCCCGAGTACCTAATCGCCTCTAGTTTTGCAGTTACCGCCGACGAGCACCGCATCCAGGCAGACACCCTGTAAATCTGCCCAGCGACAACGGGGATGCCTGCCTCACTTATCCACGACCCCAGGTTGGTGCCTGCTGCTGTGGCAGGGGTGCGAACGTATGTTGGCGCACTTACCAGCGGGCCACCAGAGGTTTGCCGGGTGACCGCGCCGCTTCCGCTCCCTAGCCGATCCCAGTCAGCGGTATTCGTGCTCGCCCTTGGATTGCGAACCTGCTGGACTCGGGAGGCGTCGCACCATCGGTCGTGAGCGTATCCCACTCGCCGCCCAGGCGTCAGCGCGACTCCCGAAACATAGCCACGCTGGTTCGTGCGGAAGTTGCCATTGATAATCAGGTTCCGCCCCCGGGAGGCGTCAAGCAGTCGAGCAACCAAGGCGGCCAGTCCCGCGGGCGTTACCGCAAGATCAGTCGCAGAGAGGCCGCTAGTCTCAGCGCTCGTTGCCAGCTCAACGATGCCCTTTGCCGTGGTCGTGGCAAGGTCGGTTACGTCAACAACGCGATTCCCGTCCTGGCCGATGTCACCATGCACGTCAAGCCTGAACGGATCGCGGCGGTAGCCGCCGATGCCGATGCCCTCCGCGCCGTCCATGTCCATCTCGACGCGCTCAGACGGGACCAGAATCTCCAGCGACTTGACGGTGCTCCCCGCGTTGAACCCGTTCTTGCCGAAGAGGTCACGGATCGACACCTCGACCACGTACTCGTTACTCGCGAGGTAGCTGCCGCCGATGACCTGCTTGGTCGTCCAGGTGTTTCCGGAAACCGTCGCCGAGTTCCAGTCCTGAACGGTGATGTAGGAGCCGCCGACCTGCTTCACGCGGATGCGCCACTCCAGGAGGTTCTTCTGCGAGCCGCCGAAGATCAGGCTGGAGACGCTGGCAAGTGGCGTGATCGCGAAGTATGTTCCGACCGGCGAGGGGATCAGGCCCGCGGCGTCCGCCGTGCGCGTGACCTCCGGCGTGGGGAGGCTCGGGAAGTTGTAGGCCGTTACGGCGACGGTGTTGGTGTACGCATCGGAGGTGACGCCGCGAGAGTCGCGCGCCGTCGCGCTGAACGGCACTGCGCCGGAGAGGTTGACCGGTGCAGTGAATGCGGTGCCGGAGGCGGTGACCTGTCCACTCTGCGTCACCGAGGCAGAGACGATCGTCGAGCCGCCTGCGCCCGCGGAGGTGACTGTGGGGAGGAGCTTCGACCAGCCCTGCACGAATCGCCCCGCGCCGCCCATGAGGGTAGGGATGTCGGGACTGGAGGTCTGCGCGTCGGCCCACCCCACCGAAGAGACCGTCGGCTTGATCGTCGCGGGAACCGTCAGCGGGAGGTTGACGGTTCGGGTTCCAATGACCGTGCCGCCCGAACTCTGTCGGGTGATGACGCGAATGACTGCCGTGATGCTCGTCGCGTTCGGGAGCAGAGAGTGTGCGGGTGTCCAGTCGGTGCTCGTGTCCGTGCCGACGATGTCAGTCTGGATGTCGGTGTACGTCGTGCCGCCGTCGAGCGAGTAAGCAACGTCGTGGTAGAAGGTGCTGGTCGCCGGAGCGTGAGTGATCGTGTAGGTCGATCCCGTGTCGCCCGAGGTCGGCGAAACCGTCGGCTGTGTCGCGCGCGGAATCGTCGGGAGCCCGAGCGACGCGTAGACGGTTCCGTTGCCCAGTTCAGGGTCGGAGTCGGTTTCGGAGAATGCGCCCGAGGCGTTCGCCGTGCCCGTGCCATCGGGGTTGTGGTTGACGACGAATGTGCCCGACCCGAGGCCGAGGGAGGTGTAGCCGCGGAAGTCGAAGCCGGGGCGACTGCCGGACGCGCCGGGACCGGACCAGTAGCAGGTGTAGCTCGTGTACGCTCCGGAGCCGGAGCCCTTGAGGATGTACAGGCTCCAGTTGACGACGGACTGGTTGTTCGCGACAGACTGACTGTTCAGCGAGAGGTCGAGAACGAGCTGGTATCCGCGCCCCTTGGACGGAAGAGTGATTGCGGCCATGCTGCCTAGGCTCCCTTGTATCTCGTAACGAGCCTAGTGCCCACAGCCTTCGCTTCTCGAAGCTGCTCGAAGTCGCCGACACGCATTCTCTGGTCGATCACCGCGCGAGGAGAGAAGAAGTTGACGAGGCTTGCGTCCGTCGCGTCAGCCTCCCACCACGAGAGCGCAGTCTGGTCGTTCCTGATCTGCACGCCGGAGGGGTGAATGAAGGTGTTGAACGAAGAGGCTTCGCTGGAGATCGCGATACCCGTCGTCGGGGCTCCGGTCGTTGCCACGGTGCCGGACGCGCCAAGGTCGAAGACCGCGTCGTAGGGAGCGATCCAGACCTCGCCGGTCGCGGCGTTGAGGATGAAGGTGGGGTTGCCCGAGGCGTCGTAGGCCGTGAGCGCGCCGGAGGTCATCTTGATGCCGGTGTTCGCGATCGGAGAGGTCTGGATCGTCGTCCCGGTGATGGGGTCGAGGAGCAGGCCAGCGCTCGCGACAGAGGTCGAGGAGTTCCCCAGCTCGTCCACCATGACGATCTTCGCGTAGTAGGTGACTCCGGTGGCAAGCCCCGGCACGACAACCTCCCCAGCGCCGACGAGCGGCATGCCCGCGCGAGTGAAGGGACCGCCCGGGTTGGTTGCGATAGTCGCGTAGACGTACTTGATCTGCGGCACCATGCCGTTGCCGGACCAGCGGATGCGGAGGATTCCGGCGTACTGCTCCAGGGTCGGCGCGGTGGGGGCCGCGGCGGCAGAGATCGTCGCGTCCGCCGTTGCGGTGATCGAGTCGCTGGGGGCGGAGACGCCGCCGAAGTTCGACGCCGCGCGCACGCGGAAGGTCCAGCTCTCGCCGTTGCCGACTCGGACGCGCGCGCCGGTCGTGACGGTCGTGGTGAGGAAGCGCTCGATCGTCTCGTCGCTGCGGAGGCCCAGGATGTCATACCCGACGATGGTGATCGGGTTGCCCGAGGTGTCCTCGGTAGGGGCGGTCCAGGAGAGGTCGAACCACGCCTCGGGAAGGAAGCCGGAGGCGTCCCAGGCCGCACCCGCGACGGCGGTGAGGTCGGTCGGCGGGACGGGGATCGCCGCGGCACTCGTGGGATCGACGAGCGTGATCGCCTCGGGGTCGCTCGCGTCACCAGGGTTGCCGAGACGGTCGTAGCCGCGGAGGCGCACGAGGTAGTCGCCCCAGAGGTTCCCCATGTTGAGCACGAGGGTTCCTGGACCCGCAAGCGGCGTGCCGGTCGTCGTATACGTCAGTCCGCCATCGGTGGAGACCTCCGCAACGACGTAGGCGAGGCGAAGGGGTGCCGGATCGGTGCCGATGATGCCCGCCCACACGACGTAGATCGAGCCGACGCCGTCGGTGTACAGGTCGGCGATCTGCGGCCCCGCCAGGTCCACCGTGGGGGCGATGGTAGTGTGCTCCTCGTTCTCGGAGAACTCGCCGAAGATACCCGCGGCGCTGCGTGCGCGCACGCGGAACTCCAGGTTGCGAAGAACGTCCCAGTCGCCCAGGGTGATCGTGAGCTGGTCGGTGGAACCGCGAAGCGCCCACAGCGCGTCTCCCACCGAGGGACGCCACCACACCTCGTAGAGATCGACGGAGATCGAGGAGCCGTTCAGCGCCTCTGTGACCGCGGCCCAGCTCAGGGTTACCTCGCTGCGCGCCGCGCCATCGGAGTTCCAGTAGCCGACGCTCGTCACGGTATCGATGACCGGGCCGCGCGGGATGCGCGAGTCAAGGGGCGAGGGAGTGGACTGTCCGCCGCCCGCGATCGAGCCACCCGTCTGTGCCGCCTGACGCTTCGCCAGGGTCGCGGTGCCGGAGAGGATGCGGTCGCCCGTGAGGACGGTGAGGAGGGTCGCGTCAGGCCCCTTCGCGATGGTGATCTGGCTAATGCGATCCTGAACCGCAATGTCGCCGTCAGGGATCAGGACCCAGTCGCCGCCGACGAAGACGTAGTACGGGTAGAAAACCGACGCGACCATGCTCGACGCGTACTCGAAGGTGCGCTCGTTGGTGGGGCTGGAGTTGTCGCGGAGGGCGTTGTCGCCGATGCGGTTGGCCTCGTCGTTAGTGCTCACGCCGGAGGCAGCAACCCACCCCTCCATCTGGCCGAACACGTTGGGATCGAACGGTGCCTGCCGACGAGTGACCTGGATCGAGTCGTCCCCGGCCACCGTGACGGCGGTGAGGCGTTCCTGCGACGACTTGCGCCGCGGCGCGCGGCTGAGGCTCGCGAGGGAGAAGTTGACCGTCGGGATGGCTCCCGGCACGGCGAAGTTCGATCCGGTGCCGGGGTTCATGAGCACGAGGTATGCCTTGTTGCCGCGGTATTCGGTGCGGTACTCCACAAGCCCGTCCGTGACGAGGGAGGAGAGCATCTGGGACAGCGGGGTGCCCTTGTTGAATCGGCGCTTGAGTCCCGTGTTGGCCCAGGTGTCGCCGTAGGAGGTCGCGTCCGCCGTGAACTCGAAGTCGATCGTCGGACCCCAGCCGCGGCTCTTCGCGTCCACGATTCCGACGCGCATCATCTCGCCGGGGGATGCCGCGGCGGCAGACTCGGGAGTCCCTTCACCCCAGACGTAGTCGGCCTGAATGTACGCCTTCGCCAGCATGTAGTCGATGAACTCCACGCCAGAGTAGGTCTTCATCTTCGTGGGATCGATCTCGTCGCCCTCGTCGCGAGCCATGACGAGACGGTGACCGGTGTAGAGCCAGTCGGTGCCCATGAACACGTCGATGTCTACGATGCTGCCGTCGTCGAAGTTGGTAAGGAGGCCGCTGACCTGCATGGTGCATGTCGCGGTGGCGCTGAAGGGATCGACCAGCGTCAGACCGCTGACGGGAACCGTCTTGCCGGGTCCCCAGGCTCCTCCGCTGTAGCTGACGAGCCGCGCGCGCACGTCGAACTGCTTGAGCGGGTCGGTCTCGATCTGATCGCCGCCGACGATAAGCGCGGGAGCGGTGCGGGCGAAGAGAGTGACCTGCCGAGAGCCAATGACCGTCGCGCCAGACTTCGTGACCGCCGTGATAACGATCGAGCCCTGCTTCTTGCCAGGGAACTCGCCCATAACGTTCGGGACGGTCCACGTCGTGCTGGCACCGAGGCCGGTCCCGATGGCGCCGCTGAGCGCGCCGGAGGTCCAGGTTACATCGTGCGTGTAGCTCCCGACCTTGCGGGGGAGGGCGATGGTGACGGTCGATCCGACGGTGGCGGGAGACGGGGTGACAGTCGGCTCAGTCGCGCGCGGGATCGTCGGAAGCGCGAGGCTGTCGCTGATCCCGAGGTAGCCGACCGACCACCCGCGGTCTGGTCCCTGGTAGAAGAACGACAGCGGAACGGTGAGCTCGCCCGCAGTGTCATGCGTGACGGTGATGCTCCCGCCGCCGATGGTCCAGGTGCTCCACCCGGGCCACTCCGCATTCGGTCGTGGGCCGCTGCCGCTGAGCACGCCGACTCCGTTGATCGCACCGCCCCAACTCGTATCGGGGTAGTCGTAGAAGCCGCGGTAGGAGCGATCCTTCTCCAGGTACAGCGCCCAGTCCAGCGTCGAGGTATTCGCCACGACATCCTGCGATGCCACGTTGACGACGAGATGGATTCGGTACTTGGCTCCGCCGTTGGGAACCCCCAAGAAGCCGGAGTAGTAGTCCGCCATCAGTTCATCCTGTACGCGTTGGTGGCATTGATCCAGAGCTTCACGGAAGTCTGCGTGAGCGTGGTGAGCGTGAGCTTCGCCGTCCGATCGGCAGGGTCGCCCGAGAACATGTACGGCGTGATGCGGAATCCACCGTTGCCGGACACGTCAACCTTGCCGGACACGTCTGCGATCGGTACGAACGGGTCGGCGAGGATGTTGGAGGTGAACGCCTGACCACTGCGCCCGCGGAAGAGGAGTCCCGTACTGGAAGAGCCCGCCCAGGCGGATGTCGTCTTCAGCCACGAGCCGTTGGAGTCGGTGAGGGTGAACTCGCCAAAGACGCCGCTGAGGCAAATGTCGGCGTCCCGCACGGGCGCGCTGATACCGCCGAGGAACAGGAACTCCTCGATCGGCGAGGTGACGCTCCACTCCTCATGATCGTGGTTATCTCGCCGCCACATGCCCTGATAGATGCTGAGGGTGATCGTTACGTCGAGGAGACGGTCGAGTGGGAAGTCGCTCGACGGGATGGCGCTGTTGAGCTGGACGTAGGCGACCTTGTCGGGTGCCGCGGTGAGGGTGAGGACGTTGGCCGCGTCGCACAGCGCGAGAAGCTGCTCCAGGCTCTCTCGCTTGGTGCGGACGACGAAGACGACAATCTGCTCGCCCGTCGTCGTCGGGGCAGGCGTGTAGCCGTCCTGACCGAGTGCCGCTACCTTGGGAACGCTCTTCGTGATGCCGCCCTGCGTGCTCGTTCCGGCGCGCAGAACGCGCCAGCCTCGCGAGCTGTCGTGGAGGGCAACGCCATTGATGCTGTACACCGGTTACCCCCAGAGCCCTTGTGCGACCATTTCGGAGTCCTCTCGAAGCTGCTTCAGCGGATCGCGGGTGACCGGGTTCTGCTGGACGATGCTGACGTTGGTGACGTTCTGCGGTCCCTGGTTTCCGGAAACCGCTGCCCCCAGCATATTGAGGAAGCTCGTGGGAAGCATCTTCCGGTTGAGGGAGTCGAAGAAATCGACGCCCCAGAACTTGGTGGATGCCTCCGTATTGATGTACTCGCCAGCGCTGACCGCTGCAAGGAGGCTGTCGCTCGTGCCGCTGCCGGGACCGCGGAACTGACCGTAGCCTCCGCCCTTGGCGAACTTGGGGATGTTGAGGCCGTCCGTGACCTCGCCACCCTTGGCGTAAACGCCTCGACCGCCCGAGATGGTCGCCGGAGTGAGCTGGTTGAGCGGGACGATGCGCGCGTAGACGTTGATTGGGCCGTTGGCGTCGCGCCAGGCGGTGAGGCTGGAGCTGAGGCCGTCACGGTTGAGCTGTGCGGCGATCTGCTCGGGCGTTGCCTTCTGATTCGCCGTCCAGATCGCCAGGCTCTCCGTGAGCGCCTGACCCTCCAGCGTTGCGGGGAGGGTGATCGTCGCGCCGGAGATCATGTCCGTGAAGATGTTCTGCGCGGTCCCCGGCTCCAGGATCGAGCCGTTGTACATCGGCGACGTGATCGTCGGCGTGACGATCAGCGATCCGTCGAGCTGCCGCTTCAGGATGTCGAGATCGGAAGCGGAGGGGTTCATCAGTGTGATGTTCAGCGGGAGATCGGGATGTTGGATCGCCCACTGCTTTTCCCACGCGTCAGCGGTTCCCGCAACCTGCGCGGCGATGAAGGACTGCACGTCTGCGAGGTTGCCGGTCGTGCTGAAGATGCGCGCGTAAGCGTCATTGTTGTCGGCCATCTGCGCATCGAATGCAGTCTTGAACGCGTCGCTCGCGAGGAAGGCGGCAAAGCGCGACGATGCTTCCAGCTCCGCCTGAGCCTCGGGAGTCATTTCGAGGGCGCTGGCAAGGATTCCCTGCGCCTCTGGCCCCAGGGATGCGAGCTGGGTGGCGAACGACGTAGCGCCGCTGTCCGCAAGCTTCTTGATGCCCTGGAAGAAGTCAACAGCCCGCGAGTTTGCAGTATTCAGCTCGGTCTTGAACGCGTCTGCATTCACCATAGAGGTCAGGAGCGAGTCATCGCCCAGCTCGTCTGCCGCGGCCTTCGCTGCGTCCTTGACGAAGCCGAGAACATCGCCGAAGCCGACGAACTTGCCGACACCGGAGCCGACGGCGTTCTGGAACTCGGTGAGGGCGGACTTTGCGCCAACAAAACCGTCGGTGAGCGGGTCCAGAACCCCCTCGGTGCTGGGGCCAAGGTTCTGCGACTTGTTGATAAGCCCCTGAATCTCTTCGCCCGTGCCGCTCGCGGTGTTGCCGATGGTCTTGAGGTCCTTCACGAACTGCGTGACCTCCTTGCCGTTGGCGTCGCGGTAGACGATCTTGCCACCGAAGCCGGAGCCGACCGCTGTCGCGGTGATGCCCGCCTGCTTCAGAAGGGTCTCGATCTGCGCATCCAGGTCGCCACCCTTGATCCCCTCGGTGATGAACTTGGTCATGTCGAGGCCAAGACCCTGCCACTGCTCGGTGAAGGAGCTGTCGGACAGAATCTTGCTCACAGCGTCGTCCGAGCCGAGGGCAGATCGAATCGCCTCGACCGTCTGGTCGCCCGCTGCGATCTTGGAGATGGCCTCGCTGGCAGCGTTCGCTCCGCCGACGAGGTCCTTCCCGAGAACGGTCGCCCAGTTCCTCGACTCGATCGCGGCACGCTTCTGCTCCTCGGTCGTGCCCGCCGTCTGAGAGCTGAAGGTCGCGATCGACCTCCCCGTCTCGTTGTAGGTGGCGGTATCAGCCTTGAGCGCTTCTGCGAGCCCAGAGATGTTGTCGGCGGTGAGTTTGGAGGCGTTGTTGGCGCTCATGAGCGCTTCCACCAGAGTCCCGACGAGGACGACGGCCAGGCCAATGCCGGTCGCCGCCAGGGCGACCTTCATCACCCTAAAACCTGCCGCCGATGCAGCCGATGCAGCGGCCACGTTGCGGAAGGAAGTGGCAAGAACGGCGTTACCCGTCGCCGCCGCCTTGACCTCAAGGTTCATGCCGAAAAGCCCCGCGGCGAACTGAACGATGCCGCGGCTCGCGGTGCTCGCGCCGAGACCGCTCAGCGCCCACGGAATGACAACGAGGCTGGCCTTGGTGACGGCGAGAGCACCGATCAAAGTCGAGAGAACAAGAACGAGGGCCGTCGCGCCGCCCGCAAGCTTGAGGATGAAGTCGCCAGCGGGGCTCTCGGCGAACTTGGTGAAGTTCACGATCACATCGGTGATTGTCCCGACGAGCACCTTCAGCGCGGGCTCCATGGCGTCGCCGGTCGCGCCCGCGGCAAGCTGGATCGCGTTCTGAAGCTCGATCAGCTTGGAGGCCAGGGTCTCCTGGATGATCGCGTACTGGTTCGAGATTTCGGTGTTCTCAATGAACGCCTGCTTCGCGCCCGCGAGGCTCTGCGTGACCAGGGGGACGTTCTGCGCGAGAGCGCGCATGGTCTGGTCAACGCGGATCGTGGAGAGCCCGAGGGTGTCGAGTGCCGTCGTCTTGGCGACCGTGTCGAGCTTCGAGAGGCCAGCGATGAACGAGGTGAAGACTTCCTCACCCTTGTTGGCCCGAACGAGCTTACCGATCTCGTCGGTGGTCTTGCCCGTGAGCTGCGCGAATGCCGCGAGCTTGGGGCCACCCTCGGCGACTGCGCCGTTGAGTGCTCCGAAGTACAGCGACAGCGCGCCACGCGCGCGCTCCGGCGGGATCGCGAGGGACGACAGCGCGCCCGCGAGTCCGACGATGCTCTCGGCGGAGAGACCCGCGCCGGATGCGAGCGCCGTGATCTCCTTGGCGGTGTTCTGGATGGTGGACTCTGTCGCGACCGTCGTGCGGGCGACGTAGGTAATGGCCGACGCGAGGTTCGAGTACTGCGACGCGGCGAGGCCGGTGAGGTTCGAGATGCGTCCGAACGCCGTCGCCGCGTCCTCCGCGCTCTGGCCGGAGACTGCGGTGTACTGAGCGATCGTCGTCGTGAAGCTCTGGATGTCGTCAGCGGCAATGCCAAGCTGGTTTCCCAGGGTGGCAATCTCGGCGAGGTCGATGATCGAGATCGGAGCCTGAGTCGCCAGCTCCTTGAGTCGACCCTGGAGGGAGGCGAGCTGTCCGCCCGTTCCCTCGAAGGTGCGCTCGACATCCGCGAACGAGCGCTCGATCTCAGAGCTTGCCGTGATGGCGGAGCTGCCGATAGAGATGATGCCCTGGGAAACCTTCTGCGCCATTCCGGCAATGATGAAGTAGGAGAACGACGACTGGAACGCGTTGCCCATGCTCTCGTTGGTGTGATCGGTCGCGCGCGTGACGCCCTCCTGCGCGGAGGTGACCTCACGCAGTGCATCAGCCTCGCGGCGGATGGCGGCAGTGCGCGCGTCGAGCTGTGCGGCGTCGTTGATGCCGATGGGCGTCGCCTTGCGCGCGGCGACGGCGATGTTGTACTGCTCAGTGGCCCGGGTGAGCCGCGCCTGCGCGCGCTCGGTAGCCGTCATGCCCGCGAGGCCGGACTCCCACGTTGCCTTCTGGAGCTGCGCCTGGGCAGAGAGCTTGTTCGATCGCGCGTCGAGGAGTTCCTGCTCCTGGCGCTCGACGGCCATCAGGTCGCGGACGGGGTCGGCGTTGAATGCCTCGCGGAGGGACTGGACGGTCCTCGCGGCGTTCATTCCCGCGTCGAGACCACCCTTGCCGCCCGCGGCGGTGAGACGGTCTTTGGCGGTGCCGCCGAGAGCCGATGCGACGGCTAGGTCGCGATACCCCTGATTCAGTGCGGAAAGAGATTCGGAAAGCTTGACGACACCGGATCGGGCGACATCCGTCGAGTCCTTGAACGAGACGACCTTGCCGCCTGCGCCCTGCACCGAGGCGCTGATGCTGCGCATCGCGCTCGCGGTCTTGGTGCTGAGGTCCTGGAACGCGGTAGCGGAAGTAAGGCCCTTGTTCTTCAGATTCTCAAGGTTGGCGATTGCCGCCGCAACGCCAGTAGACGTTACCGCTACTTCGAGATTCACGTCCGCCATAGTGACGATCTTACCGGCGTTTTTGAGGTGGTTTCCGAAACTACTCTTCCTCGGGGAGGTAGCCCAACTTGCGTGCGCGATCGATCAGATAGGGGCGGCGGAAGTCGGAGAACTCCAGCCCCTCGGCGATAGCATCCTCGGTAAGGTAAGGCTCTCCTGCCATCTTCACGCCGAAGCGTGGCGTGGCATCCTTCTTCTTGCTCGCGTCGTACTGCGCCTTCTCGACCTTCGCGGCGGAGGCGCAGTCATCCTCGATCAGCTTGAACTGGATGCGGTTGTCATCTGTGTGACAGATGTACTTGGGGAGGCCGCACTGTTGGCACAGCTCGTTGAGGAAGCGCTGGTACGCCTTGGCGAGGACGATGTCTGTCCGACTCCACGTCTTTCGCGAGTCCCTGCCGAGGACGAGTGCCGATGGCCTGATGCCGTGCGCGATAGACGCCTTCATCAGATCAACGTACCCGGCCCCGGCGGAGGAGGACAGGAACTCTACGAGAAATCCTCTTGGCTCTCGATGGAACGGGAGATGGCGTCCGTGAACTGGACCTCGCCCAGCTTCTCGTCGAGGCGGTCAAACTGCCCCGGAGGAAGGAGGTCCATGAGCGCGATGCAGTCCTCATAGCTGAGGGATTCATTCACCTCTCCGGTCTCGTTGTCCGTGACGCTCTGGAAGATGCGGGACATGAGGTGAGCGGTCACCGCGAAGTTGAAATCCTCGGCCTTGTCCTCGGGAATCTTCTTGCTGTCGATGCCGAGGGTCTGCTTAGCGAGGCGGTGCGTGTCCTTCTGGATGACCGGCGGAACGGCGCGCATCTTGATCGTGATGCCTGTCCGAGTCAGCTCCTCGACCAGCTTGTCGCGCTGAACCTCCAGATCGGCGATCCGCGCGTCAACCTCCTTCGTATCGAGCTTCGCTTTGCTGTCGAGAACCTTCGCCGCCTCGTAGTCCTTGACGATGTACGCGCGAGCCTCCATGGCCTCGTCAAGATCACCGATGATGCCCGTGCGGTGTCTGCCGACGATGTTGTTGAACCCGTCACGGAGATCACGCACGTCGCCCAGATCGGTGCCCAGCTCTTCGTCGAGATAGAGGACGATCGTTGCCTTGCGGAGGCCGCGGCCCTGAAGTCGAGCCTTGAGGTCGAACCCCTTCTTCGTGACCTGGGCGATCTCGGCCATCTTCTCGTCGATGTCAGTCATTATGTCCTTTCGCGCCCCCGCTGCTCGGGGTCTTTAGAATCCGAGTCTACACATGCTGAAGGCCCCCACTCCAGATCGGAATGGGGGCCTCACCTGCACTCTTGCAGGGCCAGCCTTACGGCTGATCGTGCGTCTAGCTTACCGTGATGGGCAGCGGGGTTGCCGAGGTCGCGCCGGGGTACTTCGCCGTGATCGTCGGAGCGCCTGCCGCGACGGCCAGGAAGATTCCGGGGTGGACCTCCTGGAGCAGTGTCGCGTCGGACACCTCGTACTCGACCGCCTTGGTCACGTCCCAGCCCTTGTATGCAGCGGAGACGAGAACCAGCTCGCCGACTGCCGCAGTAGCGGCAAGGGCGGTGAGGGTGATCGCAGTCGGAGCGGCCGACGGCACGATGTACGCGGGGAGAACGTCGTCGCGTGCGACGAGGGTCACCTTGTAGTACTTCGAGACATCGCCCTGGCCGAATGCGACGGCGTCGGTGATCACGTGGTAAATGAACCACTCGTCACCGGCTGCCGGGGCAGTGGCGTTGGACGGGCCGTAGCGCAGTGCAACAACCAGCTCGACGCGCTGCGTCGAGAAGATGTTGTACGCCTCGCGGTAGACGCCCGCGAGATCGGTGACCGCGGGGTTGACCAGCTCGATGGTTCCACCGAAGTTGGTGTAGCCACGGGACTGTGCGCCAGCGCCGTCGGTCAGCGTGCGGTCGTCGTTCTGGTCCGACGCCTGGAGGTTGATGTCGAACGAGTCCCAGTTGACCGCACCGGAGACGTTCTTCAGCGCCGCCAGCTCGGAGAGGGGGATGTTCGACCAGTTGGTAATGGACGACGCGAGACCCGCGAGAACGGTCACGCGCTGGTTGGAGAGAACCTTGGCACTCATGTCTATGCCCCCAGGATGTGCTTGAAGTTGAGGACGCCCTTGGGAATGAATGCCTGACCGATGGTCTGGTACTCCCCATCAGCGATCCCCGGAACGGAGTGGTCGGTCCACACGTAGTAGTAGTGCCATTCCTGCCCGATCTCTGCGTCCGTAATCCGGGAGTACCCGATACGGTGCGCGATGACATAGGCGAGGTCCGGTGCTCGCGTGAGGTTGCGCGCCAGGTTGAACTCGCTCGTCGCGTCCTGCGGGTTGATGTCCCGGAGGAAGTTCATGTTGGCGTTGTAGTTGTAGAAGGTGAGGTCTTCCGACTTGCCCACGGAGCACAGCGTGCGCGCCGTGTTCGTGGCGCTGTCGGTGGACGCCAGCTCCCAGTCATCGATAACGTCACAGGTGATGTTGCCACCCCAATGAGCGCCAGCGCTGGCGGGAGTCAGGGTGTCGATCCAGTAGTTCATCAGCTCCACAGTGGGAACGTCGAACGGGACAGACTCACCTCCCGTCGGGAGCACCATCTGGGGCACTCCGTTCTTCTCGTAGGCGGGGATCAGCAGGACGGTGTCCTTGTCACCCACCAGCATCTTCTGTGGCATTTAAATGTCACCTTCCTGCGTGGAATCCCCGATGCCAGGGTTGGCTTCGGTGGTCTTGTCGCCCTTTGCCAGCGCCGAGGCTCGCTTGACCTTGTCCGGCGTGATGGGGAGCTTGACGAATGGTTTGACGGGCTTGCCGTCCTCACCGATCTCGTCAGAGTTGAGGGAGTCGCCGATGCCCGACTGGGGGTGCGACTGAATGATGCCGGTCTCGCGGTTTCTGTAGAACGTGCCCATGCGGCTAACAGTATCTGGGTTTCGGCTTGAAACAAAACGAGTTTCTGGAAACCTAGAACTCGGGTCGCTGCCCCAGTTCCGTCTCGTAGAAGCGCGTCGCGATCCACTGCACTCGCTCGCCGTTCTTGGCGAACTCGTCGTACATCGTAAAGAAGAATGTCGAGATCGGCCCGGCGTCCAGAGTGGGCTCCCAGCCGATCAGCGCCTTGTCGGAGTCGATCGACAGCTTTGTCGCGCCCGCGCGCGTGGGAGCGACGTGATGAATCTGGAAAGCCCAGATGTGCGGCTGTCCCTGCTCCCCGGCGGAGAGGAGGCGCTGCCCCGCGGACGGGATCACGCTGCCTGCCTCGAAGTCTCGATACGGGAGCTTCTTGCCCCACTGGTCCAGAGGGAAGATGAAGTCCTGGGGTGCACCATCGACACACAGCTCGGGAAGCGAGGAGAGTCGCGCCTTGATCGCGATGATCTCGTTGGTGGGATCGACGGAACTCGTCATCGCAGTTTGCCCAGCTCTTTCTTCAGGTTCTCGCGAACAACGGGGATGGTCTGACCGAGGGAGTTCGCCGCGACGATGGGCGCGCGTGTGCGCGTCTTCGACCGCCCCGCGGCGCTCTTCAGGCTGGTCGATTTCGCGCCCTTGTTGCCCTTCTCCTGCGTGGTGATCTTTCCGTCGGGCCGACCGCCTCGCGCCTCGGTGCCCCAACCGTGCCAGCCGGTGATTTGCGTCTCGCTCGCGGTCTTCGCAGTCTCGACGTTGGTGCCGATCGCGTTGATCATCGCGCCAGTCTCATTACGACCTGCACTGCCGCCGGGGCGGCTAAGGCCAGTCGCCGTGACGGCGGCATTGAGCGCCGCGGTCTGCGTCCTGCGGCCCAGGGCCATGCTCGACGCCATCGCCTTCTCCGTTGCGCCCTGCACGCGGCCCTCCAGTGCGTCGATCTTGGTAATGAGGAGATCATCAGAGCCGCCGAGGTTGACCTCTCGCGTGACGCTCGCGCCGGGGGAGTATTCCGCCTTGCGCAGAGAGGCAATCGCGTTACTGAGCTTTTTCATCTCGGCCTTGGTGCGCGCGACTCCGGTGATCGTCACCGTGTACGCCGCGGCCATCTCCTGCCCGGCCATTAGCTAATCCTCGGAGTAGCGACCACCTCAGTCACGAGAGTCACCTCGCGCTCGGCAGAAAACTGAGAGTTGAGGGCACTCTGCACCGTGAAGTTGATCAGGTTGATCGTCGGGTCGCCGTCCGGCGTGCTGAGCTGACAGATCAGACCCTTACGGATGATGCCCGTGGTCGCGTCCTGCGGCACCTTGAGAACGACGGTGCGCTTGGTGGCCCACTCGGTCTGATTGCCTGCATCGAACGCAGAGGGGCGAGGCTTCTTCATCCGACCGGCTGTGACGAGGACCGGTGTGGCGTTGCCGTCCTCGTAGAACGAGGCGGTTGCCGTGTGGAACTCTCCGGCGATGACCTTCGCCTCCGCGACCGCGGCGCGAACGGCATCCAGGTTGCGGCCCATGGTCAGAATCCAATCGGGTAGGGCTGGCCCTGGGGGTGAGTGAAGCTGGGCTGAGAATTGAGGGGAACGACGCTGAACGCGCTCGCGGCATCCGCGGCGGCAGAACTGCCGCCGAACCCTATCGACAGCTCCATCATCAGGCGCGCGCGCTCGATGGTCTTGATCCGGATGTCGTCAACCTGGATGTCCTGCGCCGCGGCAATGAGCTGGATCGCCATCGACTGAAGCGCCTCGGCCTTGGCGGCGTTGACGGAATTGGGGTTGGCGGCGAGAAGCGCCTCGATAGTGTCATCGCCCATGAACTCGAAGTCGGCCTTGCCGTCCTCCGGTTCGTGAGGTGTGCCAACGACATCGCCCACCTGGAACCGGAAGAATCCCACGGGTGTCGCCGGGTTGATCGGCCATGCGCCTACGTTTGCCATGACCAGAGTCTAGGCCGTGGAGAGGCGATTCCCGAAACAACTGGGGTGAGCGTGCCGGGCTGGTCACCTCAACGCGATGTCCAGCAGCTAGGACTACGGAGGGTTCAACTCCTCAGCCCGACACGCTCAGCGGCCGAAAGGAGAGCCACCTCTTGAACCCTAACCCGTCATGACGGTTTCCGGAAACCAAAAAGCCCCACGCCTTCAGGGGCATGGGGCTCAGTGGACTCGGCTGCCGAAGTCGCTCGGCCTCCAGAATAACACAAGGCCCCCACCCTGTGACGGGAGATGGGGGCCTTGTGCTGATGTGCTGGCCTAGGCCGCGCCGGTTCCCTTGGAGAACACGATCGCTTCCTGGAACCAGAGCGTTGCTCCGGTGACCAGACGCAGACGCATCGCAGCGGTGTCGGCGTCGAACGAGAAGCCGTCGCCTCCGTTGTTCTGGACGCGAATCTGCGGTGCCTCGTACCCGCGAAGGCGGAGCACGTCGAGGACGGGGCGGCGGTAGGAGCCCGGCTTGGGAGCCAGGTACCAGTTGATGCCCGAGACCTTCTCGTGCTCGATGACCTCGACGGTCGTGAGCAGCGTGTTGTCGGCAGGCAGCGTGACCGCGCCACCGGCAGAGCCGGGGAGCACGTACATCACGCCGAGAGCCTGACGGATCATGTACTCGACGAAAATCTTCTTGCCGGGAGCCACAACAACGTTGTAGCCGCTCAGCGTTCCGATCTTGCGAGTCGTGCCGTTGACCGTGCGCGCAGCGAGGGCCTGAGCCGCCGCCATGATCGCGTTGGCCGAGATCGGCGCGTTGGTCGGGATGACCGTCGAGTCCGGGAGCGTGACCGGGCCGGAAGACTGCGTGGCCTTGATCAGCGCGTCGCCGACCTCCTGCCACTCGGTCTCCAGCGCGATGTCGCGCAGCTCCGAGGGGATGCCATCGAGAACACCGAGGGTGTCGTTGATGAAGTCCTCGAAGTCCCAGTTGATCCGCGCACCACGCTTCTTGAGCTTGCCGGAGGCAGACTCAACACCCGTGATGGTGACCTCGGGGAACGGCTGGCCCTGGGGCACAACCGCGGCGGAGCCATCCTCCTCGATGCCGGGACCCTTGAGGTCGCCGAACAGCGAGTACAGCACCGCGGGACGGAAGTCCGGCACCGTGCGGAAGCCTGCGAGCTTCGCGACCGGGCGGTCCTTGTCCTCAGGGAGCTGAGGGATGGTGATGACGTTGATGAAGTGGGCGACGCTGGAAGCCAGCACGCCCGTCATCATCGACTCCTTGAGCTGAGCCTCCGCAAGGTAGGAACCCTGCTTGCCCGCGGAGACGAGCTTTGCCACCGTGGCAACGCTCTCGCGCGTGACACCCTTAGGTGCCTTGACGAGGCCGTCAAGGGTGAAGTTGTCCTCGAACTTGATCATGCGGACACGACTCCAATCTTGACGCAGGCGAACGCGCCAGCGGCGTCGTACTCTGCGGGGTTGTTGACGACACCGAAGAAGGTGTTGCTCGTGGCGGTCAGGGTGAGGCCGGTGATGCGACCCGCGGCAACGACGGCATAAACCTTCGTTCCGTTCGCAGTCGCCTTGGTCGCGCCCGTGACCGGGAACTCCCACGTACCGTCCGTCGCCGCGGTCACCTTGAGCGGCAGGAGGCTGGCTCCGCCGTCAATGAAACCGGAGACGGTGATGCCAGCGATGGTCTTGGAGATCGTGTGACCGCCAGACGGAGTGTAGGCCACACCGGGACGGTTGCTCGGGTCGAGGATGGCAGTGCCCTCGGCGACCTCTGCGACGACATCCCAGTTCTCACGGAGACGGTCGGTGGATGCGAAGCCCGGCGCGCGGGCGACAACGTCAGCCATGTTAGCCAACCACCTTTCCGAATCCGGGGACCTCGAAGGTCATCGCACCGGCAGGGCCGGAGCCCGCGATGTGATTCTCGACGATCTTGCCGGTGCCGCTTGCGAGGGCCTGGGCCTCCGCGAGTACCTGTTTGGCGGTCTCGATGTGCGGCGCGATGTCAACGCCGGTGATCGCGAGTGCTCGCAGGGATGCCGACTGCGACTCGGTCAGCTTCGCCTCGGTAATGAGGCCCACCGCCTTGTCGAAATCTCCCAGGCGGGACTCCACGGCCTTGTTGACCGCAGATTCGTCCACCTCGGCCTGGAGTTCAGCCTTAGCCTTGCCCTCCAGTGCCGTGACGAGACCCTCAACGATCTTGGAGAGAGGGGCAATTGCCGTAGCAACGACAGCCTCAACTTCCTTGATTTCCATTGGTGTCTCCTTTTTCTCCTCTGCGGTTGCAGAAGCTTCCGTGATCAGGCGCAGCGCTTCAGCCACCCTGTCAAACTTTCCGCCAGCTCCGGCGGCAACGACGAGATCGACGCTTCGATAGGGGTCATCAGCGGTCAGCGCCTCCGCGACCCACTTCCCCGATGCGCTCTCGTGGCCTTCGCTGTCCGAGTAGATACTCAGGCCCAGCTTGGTGCCATATTCCATCAGGTAGGACGCGACATCCGGTCGGCTCTGTGCCGGGATGTACTCTCCCCAGAACCCCATCTTGCCGTTGTGCTCTTCGATCGTGATCTCGTCGCCGATCGAGGCAATAGCGCTCAGGGGGTCACGGTGCTCGGGGTGGTCGATGTCAAACGGGTGTCCGGGGAAGCTCAGCGCGCCCTTCAGCCGCTCGGCGTTCTCCGCGACGAAGAAACTGCGCTCGAAGTCAGCCGACGAGCCGGAGCCCTCCGAGATGAGGCACACGCGAAACCGCTTGGTGGTCGGGTCGATGACAATCGAGGCCGACTCCTGAATCCGCTTGGTCATATTGCTGAGACTAGTGCAGCCGAAACTCAATGCAAAACTCTTTCGATGAAATGTTCGAAGAGTTTCCGGAAACTAGAGCTGAGTTGGGGTCTTCACGTAGATCGGATCGTCGGAACACGGGTATGGGCAGGTCGCCGAGGTGATCTGTTTCGAGGCAATCACGTCAGCCCACTCGCGGTTTATCGCCGCGTCTCGGGAGCAGACGTGGACGTGCCCCTGCATGCTCTTGAAGCGCAGCGCCTCGGTTGCCATTTCCTCGCACCCCTGCGCGCCACACTGCATTACTTCTTTCCCTTCGCGGGGAGATCGCTGGCATGGTCGGCAACACCCGCGCCCGTGGACTTGCCCTGGTCGGGCGCGGCCTGCTGGACGGCAGTCTTGGCCTTGGCGGTAGCCGCCGCTGCCTTCGCCGCCGCGGCAGCGGCGTCGTCAATCTGCTTCTGGTTGTTCGGGATGATGACGCCCTTGGGGATCGCTCCGAGGAGCTTGCGCCCGTAGATCGTCTCCAGCTCGGAGCGGAACGCCTCGGGAGTGAGGTTGCCGCTGGACCACATGAGCATCGCGGCCTGAACCGAACGGTACTCGTCCGTGGCGTCGTCGTAGTTGTCGAAGTAGGCCGTTGCGTCGGGGGCACCGAGCCAGCGGAGCAGACGCTCGTCAAACTCGACGTGCTCTGCACGCCGCGTCTGCATCGCCATCCGACCGGGGAGGTCGAGGGTCTTGGCCGCGCCGTAGCTAGAGCCCGCGAGCGCTGTATTGGCGGACAGTGCGATGCCGGAGAGGTGGAGGGATGCCGCCATTGTGGAGACGACAAAGCCGATCGAGCCGAAGTCGTAGCCCTTGCCCGCGGTGTTCAGGGGCACGAGATCGTTCTCGCCACCCGCGGCCACCGCATTGCCGCCGCCGCGCGCAGCGGCCAGCTCTAGGGCCTCGACCTTCTGGCCCTCCTTGGTGGGGGCGGTCGCCTTGAACGCGAACATCGCGAGGGCGTCCTGCATCTTCACGCCGTTCATGATCAGGTCACGAATGATGCGCGCCCAGACGACAGCGGCGATGGCGTCGGGGGAGCCGAACGGCGATCCGTCGGGGCGGTTGGCGTGGAGGTCGAAGGCCGTGTAGCCCTTCATAACTGGCTCTTCATGTCCATCGTATTTGATGTTGTCGGGGAGCTTGCCGCTGTACCAGTCAACGAATACCCAGCGGCTCACCGCAACGCGGTCGCCGGTCGTGGGGTTGAGTTCCTGTCGAGTCCAGCGGTAGGCGGTGATCTCGTCCTCGTAGAGGGCCGACCGGTGAGTCTCGGTGATCTCGTGCAGGGGGACGGGGCGCAGCTTCTTGGTCTTGTTCCCGCCGACGAGGAGGTAGAGGCCGTCAGCGAAGAGGGCGTGCTCGCGGCGACGGCGCGCAGAGTCCCCGAAGACCAGGCGCTCGTTTTCGCCGACCTTCATCGCGTTGGTGACGTTCATCTTGCCGCGCTTGGGCTCGGGGATGCCCTCGTAGTGCATGCCGCCGTCCCAGATGAACGAGTGACGCAGCATGATTCCGTGGCGCATGTGGGGGTTGGGGGCGCGCTCGCGCGTGCCGGTGAGGCTCGTGCGGATGTCCTTGCTCCATTTCTGGAGGTCGGAGAGGGAAAGGCCGTGCTCTGCGGCATCTCCCGGGACGGCCCAGCCGACATCTTCCTGCCGGAGCATCATCACGGCGTTCGACAGTGCCTCGACGAGTCGCCCGCGGTCGTTTTCGACCGCCTCCAGGGTTTCTCGCAGCTCCTTGTTCCTTTCGGTCAGCGTAGGACGCTTGGGGCCGGGAGCTACAGTCTTAGTTGCCATGAACCAGAGTGTATCTGGGGGTGAACTCGATACAAAGCCGATTTCTTTCTCGGGGTCAGTTCGGTGCCGGGTTTCCGGAAACAAAGAAGCCCCCTCCTCCGGGTCTATGTCGCCGGAAGAGGGGGCCATGGCTGCCAGCCGTCTTCGCAAGAGGTTGACGGAGTCAGCATATCGCCTGGCCGGGGGAATGGATAGGCGATGGAGGTGTCAGTCTACTCCAGACCGTGGGTGAGGTGGAAGCCTCGCGAGGTCGGGCAGTGGTAGGTCGATGGCGACCATCCGCGACCGATCGCCACGGTGACGGCGTTCTGTCGCGTGGAATAGAGGCGCTTCTTGTGGCCGCTCGATCCCTTGCAGCGGCATTTCGGCTTCGGCTGGGGCACTACCCTTCCTCCGCGATGTAGATGGTGCGCGCGCTGTCCGTCATGTCCTCCGCCGTCTCTACGGCCATGGTGAGGCCCCATGAGCGCAGAGACGCGCCCTCGGGGCCGACATCGCGCAGGTGCTCGGCGATGGCGAGGTCCAGTTTCGCTTTGGTGCTGACGCTCATTTTTCCTCCTCGTCGTCGTCGATGATCTGGTTGATGGCCCATGCCGACATCCTTCGTAGCCAGTCTTCGGCGGTGGCCTTGTCGGTGGAGAGCTTCAGATACTTCCTGGCCTCGGAGATCAGCGCGCCGGTCAGACCGGAGATAATGCTGGTCATGTCTGCGGCATGATCGAGCTTCGCCGCGGGATTGGCGTTGCGGTCAGGGACGCGAAGGTCCGCGGCATTCGTGACGAGATCGAACTCGTGCAGCGTGTTGTGAACCCCCTCTCGTACCTGAAGCGTGATGCGGGCCGGAACCTCTTCGAGCCGGATTCGAACTTCTTCACTACTCATGTGCTTGCCCTTCTCAGTTGATTTTCGAGACGATCATGCCGGTGATGGCGATGATCCATACGGTTCCGGTGACGGCGAGGAACGCCCAGCCGCGGCTCACTCGCTCCACTTTCCCTCGTCGGCAACGGGGGTGGCGGGGGCCTCGCCGTCAGGAAGTCTCTCGCCCCAGAGGTCGAAGCCTTCTGCGGGAGTGAAGCCCTGCTCGACAATCACCGCCTCAATCTCTCGGATCATTTGCTGCTTGGCATCGACGTTGTTGAGGAGTTCGGCAACCTCGGCGCGCTTGGTGTCCAGTGCCTCCTCCATCTGCTTCAGATCATGGAGGTGATTTTTTCGGGAGTACAGGAGGGCACGGTGAGCCGCGTTGTCGGAGGGAGTGCTGACGATTCTGCTGATAATAGCCATGATGCCCTTTCGGTGTTGGGGTGCTGGAAGGTAACAGACACCCTAGTACATCACATGCTATATGGCTATAGCTATAGCGGGTAATCCGGGTCGTACCGACTTGCCGCGAGCATCGCCCACGGGTCACGGAGGATGATATCGCCCGGCTCGTAGTCCGGCGTGGGGGTGAAGAGAACGCTCGTGTCAATCACCGAATAGATTAGCGCGTCGAGACGGTCAGGGGACCCGTCCATCTCCGTGCGCATCTCGTCCTTGGGGGTGATCTGGATCGCACCCGTCGCCTTCGAGAAGCGGTAGGTCACGTTCAAGAGCTGATCCCGCAGTTCCTCGTCGTCGTATTCGATGTCGAGGGCGTCTTCGGCCATCAGCGTGCGGAGCTGTTCGTGGTTCTCCGACCGGCTATTGGCCCAGCGACGGACATCGGTGCTCCGACGACCGCCATCCACGCCGATCAGGACGTAGACCTTGTTGTCGAACTCCGCGAGGGTGTTCAGCATGTCATACACGCCGCCGCCGACACCCGATGCGTCCACGCGCACCTCTTTGGCGTTCACCGCCTGGGCGTTCTCGTGAATCCGACGAGCCGACTCGACAGTGTCGGTCTTGGCCCACGAGGCGAGAACGCGGCAGCGCCCGCCGCGGTTGAGGAAGATGACCGACTCGTCCGAGCCGTAGCGCGCGATGTCACACCCGAGGATCGGGCGGATGTCCATGTCGTCTTTGATGGTCTTCGCGCGCGCCTGCGTGATCAGGGAGACCGGGAAGAATGCGGTGTCGTTCTCGCCGGGGAACTCGCCGAGAACCTTGGAGAGGCCGCGCGCATCCCACTTGACCTCGTCGATGACGGTGAGGCCGGTTTCGGCGTGAACGTATTCCTTGGGAACGCGGCGGTCGTAGCGGCGGTCGTCGGGGCGGTCGGCATCCGGCAGAACCTCGCCACCCGTGGCCCAGATGCGGCTCTTGTGGGCAACCCAGCGCTTGGAGGTCAGCGCCTTGATCAGTTGCTTCTCCATCACGTCGCCCTCGGTGGTCCGTGGGTACACGCGCTCACCCGTGAAGACTGGTGTGTCGAAGACCGAGCTGGTGTGGAGGTTGTACTCCTGCGCCTTCTCGGGGTCCTCGAAGCTTGCCTGCCATTCGGCTCCGGCGTTGTCGGGGTTGCCGATGCCGCCGAATCGCGAGTCGTCACCGGTCTGCACCGCTTCTGCCGCGGTGAACATCTGCTTTGACATGCCGCCTGCCTCGTCGAACCAGACATAGGTCATGCCGTGCTGCGATCGGAGGCCCTGGAACATCGAGACGGCATCCTGGTCCGGGGGCTTCCGACCCGAGGCGAGCCATATCTTGCCGTTCGGGGTTTCGGAAACCCAGCCCAGGTTCTCGTCGATCCGACCGGGAATCTGGAAGTGCTCTGGCCTCAGCTCTTCGTTGACGCGTCCGTGGTAGCTCTTGAGATAAGCAAATGTCACCTTCTGGAGCTGAGGGATGGACGGGGCGGAAATGATCTGCACCGTATCGCCCTCGGGGAAGACCGATCCCGCCCACAGAACCGCCTGCGCCATGCCCGCCGACTTGCCGACACCGTTGCCGGACTTCGTCAGGGTGCGGGACTTCTCGGCGAAGAGGGAGTCATGGATGATCTCGCGCATCTTCTCGTAGTTGCGGAGCCGCAGGATGTCCCAGGCCCACGCGTCAAAGTCACGCTGGTAGAGCGCGAGCTTGGAGCGGCGGCGCATCTCCGCAATGGCTGCATCGAAGACGCCGTTATTGACGATCTCAGGCATGGGTATTGCCGATGGCGAGAGTGGAAGAGTCAGTTTCCTCTTCTATGAGGATGATCTCTTCGGGTTCCGACCGAATCTCATGCTTCGCCAGCTCCATTTGCGCGAACCGGAGGGCAGATTCGAGGGCGTTATCCCACTCGTCGGCAGTCAGCTTGGCACCGTCGGTGAGCTTCGTTTTCATGTGTTCGAGCGCTGAGCTGACAGCGTCGAGAAGAATTGTGCCCTGGAAGGCGTAGAGCTGACTGAGGTCCTTCTCTGTGGCCTGTGCGCGCTTGTCGAGGCGGTTTCCGAGGGCTTCGAGAGCCCGAATGATGATCTCAGCGTTGCGGCTGGTCCGAGTCATCTCTTCCAGCTCGACGATGACGATCCGCATCTTCATGGTGATCATCTGGTCCTGCTGTGCTGCGGTCATCCAGTCGGGAGCATCGAGCAGTTGGGACAGGCGCGCGCCACACTGACTCGGCGTGAGGACGCCGCCGATCTTGAAGCTGAGCGCGTTCAGCGACATTGTGTCGCCATAGCGAATCAGCGCTTGGTCGATCTCAGAGAGTCGCATGGTCATGTCTGCATAGTAGTACACCGCCGGTTTCTGGAAACCGGAGAAGAAAAAAATTGGTGATCTGCAAGAAAACTGAATCGGCGTTAGTGCGATGGGGCCGCGGAACTCCATGCCTATGAGAACTCTTCAAAACTTTGGAGGTTTCATGCATCTTGCCTAATATGCTTGCATTCCCCGGCCTTGTGTGCTATGTGTGCTCTCCTGCCCCTGTACTACTACATGTAGTGGTATGTATGTATGCACCTACTACATGTAGTGTGTATGCTATTGTGCATGTAGTGGTAGCACACCATACATGGTATGTCAACCCTTTGTAGGTATCCACAGTCTTTGTACTACGCTGTACTGTCCATACGTTCTATAGGTAGAGTGTGTGTTGTAGCTCTTGTGGCTACATGGCCCGTCACCCGGCAGGCCCTAGACGTTCGGACATCCGAACACAGAGAGAATTGGAACTAGGACAATGGCAACTGCGACACTCACCCCCGCTACCATCGCCGCTAAGGGCAAGGCCCGCGGCACCGTCACGGCAGGCACGCCCGCTACGCCTAGCGGTGACATCGTTGTTATCTCCACTCACGCCGCGGCCGTCGTCGCAGCAGAGCGTCTCACCGCGGCCCTGGCAGGCGCTAAGGGCGCTAGTGATGCGGTCATCGTTGCCCGCTATGGTGCGGACATCGACGCAGCCGCCGTGCGCCTTGCTAAGCGTGCCGCTATGGAGCTGGCCGGGGGCGACAAGTCCCGCGGTGAGGCCCGCCAGGACATCCTTGCGGTCATCGACTCGATCACCAAGGGGAACGCCGCGATTACGGACATGACGCTGGTAGCCGCCGCGCGTATCCGCCTTGATTCCAACTCCGCCGCTAAGCGCGCTCGCCGTGAGCAAAAGAAGACCCTTGCCGCTAAGGTGAACGACTCTCATTCTACGCTCGACGATCGTGCCGCGGCGCTCGCCGTTCTCGTGGGGATGGATGACGCTGATGACGTGGCTAAGGAGATTGCCGCCGTCGCCGCTTTCAAGCGGGCGCTCGCCACGGCCCTGAAGGCTGGTATCTCCGCCGACAAGCTCATTAACATCACACAGCACGAGACCGCGGGCAAGTAGCGCTTCTCGCACCGTTTAGCCCCCTAGGCACCTCGCCTAGGGGGCCATTCGGCGTGTCATCAATTCGGACAAGGACGTTCGGACATCCGAACGCGTAGCAGGCAGGAGACAAGCATGATGAACACCGACAACGACGGTTTCGGAAACCTCGATCGGGTCGACATGACCGAGATTGAGCGGGAAGACGCCGCGAGATTCCGCCGACAGGCGGAATCGAAGCTGATGGCCAACCGCAGGAGGGGCCACAAGGGCAGTCGGGTATGGGGATACTCGACCGGTGGGGGCAAGCGGGGGTCGAAGAGATGACGCGCCGGGAGAAGCGGGACCGACGCGTTCGCGTAATGCGGTGGCTCGCAGCACGAGCTGAGTACGTGGCAATTCACTAACTCGAACGTGTGTTCTAATGTAGACCCTGTTTTTGAGGGCGTGAAATGGGCCGATTTCGTCCCCGAATAAGCCCATTTCGCGTCCTTGGGGCCAACTTCCGCGGAAATCCAGGGAAGCGACACGCCGCGAATAGTGAATAGTAAGGCAGTCCTAACTCGGCGGGGCTGTGGTGTTGACTACTGTGTGCTATTTTCGCCCTTTTCTGAGACCCTGAGCGATGTTCAAGTAAACGGTTCGAACGAATCGCCGAGAGTTACCCCAATTCAGGAAACGTCCAGGTTTCACAACCCAGTAAACAGGCCGATCTTGCCGAATCAG